TCAGTGCTCAGTACGCGCATTTTCGATCCTTTCTCGGAACATTTTCCGAAGCCTTTCGTTAGATCCGGAAAAGCCCGCTACCTTGTAGGTAGTTTCGCCGTTGTTAGTCACACTATAGCAGGTCGGTCGGACGATGCAAGCCTCGTCGTACCTTCCCGACGTGACCCAATCACCGATATTTTCTCCGGTAGAAATGGGACGATCTGACAGAACCCCATCCGTATGAGCCTGCACGGCTCCGGAACCGATTCCCTCCATGATAAGCCTTTCACGGAGAGCCGCGATAACCGAGTATGCTAGTGGTTGGCACATTTTTTTTCGGGGTGGCATTACGATTGTCCTCGTCTTTCCACCGGGTGCAAATTCGATCATTTTAACGACCGACCCCGCAACGAAGGATCCCCAAACAGAATTACTTGCTAGCTTTGAGATCGCCCTAATAGGCGATTCAGGTTTCCGTGCCTCGGCCATTTCATCGAGGAATGCGGAGAAGATTCGCCGTCCTCCCTCGGGAATCCACGCTCGATGTAGTCGCAGATCCGTACCCATAGCGAGAGCCACTCGAAGATCCGAAGTAGATAGGAGAACCTTCGACCAAACGGGGCAGCGCTCAAAAACGGTCGATCCCCTCTCGCCTAATCTCGGTGTAAAGGGATGCCTACTGCGGAATGAAACGAGCGCAAAACCACTGTCGTACTGCGCGAGAGCGGAGAGGGCTATCCTGCGAACCTCGGTGTACGACTTCGGGTGAAGAATGGTCCCGAAAGCGTGTAGGTATGCGCCGCGAATGTCTGATTGGTAGAGATCTGAATGGACTCCTTCTACTGCGAGGGTGAATGCTCCCGCCGGGAACATTCTCATCGGAATATCTAGACCTTCTTCTAGAACGGTTTCACCCCTAAGTGATTGGCGGAGTAGGTAGAACCCCATTCCTTGGATACTGCGAGCGGAGATCCCCCGAGAGTGGCAGTAATTCCGGAACATGATTGCTTCGCCTAGATCGATCTTCGTCCCGACTGGATATAGGGTGTAACCATTGCACTCTATTCGGAGCCAGCGGTACTTTTCCGGAGAGCGAATCGCTAGACCTTTTCCCCCGTGTTTTCTCACCATGCGGAGAGCGTGTATCACGTTCTCGCAGTAGAGAATTTTCGCCCCATCCTCGGCATCGATTGTTCCGTTACCGTGAATGATCCCTACCGGAATCATGCGTGGTCTATAGGTGGGGAGGGGTGAGAGAATCATGAGAGATAGAGGGGGCAGGTATGCCGGTGGAATTTGCTAGCAATCTCCGAACCGCCAAAGAATCGCTGAGAGCAGGTGCAACGGATCTTCCGTATTCGGGTGGACTGCGTAACCTGACGAGCGAAAGCCTCGTCCCCCATTTCTTCCCGATAAATCCTCATCTGATCAGTTCTACGCATACTCCACCTCGACGTCTATATCGATGCCGTTTTCATCGGCCCACCAGTAGAGATCATCCCAAAGAATATGGCCGACTTCCTCCGGATCCAAAGTGCCGAAATCGATCAGCTCTCCGTCTACAACCATGTAGATATCTGCTGCTCCATCCTCGTCGAACAAAACCTCGATGGACTCGATCTCATCGCGGTCTAGGTCTTCGAAGCTATCGAAATCAAAGTCGAAATCGTCGTCTATAGCCACAAGGAAGGGGGACTCCGATCCCCCAACCTTCTAGCTAGAACGGAATGTCATCATCGGTCAGGGAGAGTTGTCCGTCCCCCGGATCCTCCGCAGGCTCGAAAATCCTCGTCCCGCTCCGACCTTTCTTGCCCTCCGTCGTCGTGAGTTGAGCCCACGTCGGGAAATCGTCGGGGGAAGAATTGTGAAGCTGAGAGAGGATTCCGGCTGAAAACCCGGAGTACCACTCCGGATCCTCGTCCTTGGAGAATGACAGCCGAAGGTCAAAAGACTCTTTCTGACCGTAACGAGTATCGACCATTTTCGTCCGATAATCGAGAAGTAGGAAGGGAATCCCATCCTCTATATCAGCGATCTTCCGATACTCGGGTTTCTCGTAAAGTCCCATAAAGTTTTTCACCCCCTTTCGCCGTGAATACCCTCTAACAATACACTCCTGAATTCCCCGAGTCAATGGGCCGAGTGGCCTATTCGCCAAAAGGGTTTTTGGTCACTAGGCCACTCGGCCCATTGCCGTCGTCCGACCGCGCAGGTAGACTTGCGGGGTGGCCCTCCCCGTGATCGCGACGCTCGACTCGGCACGACCCCGCCGAGTTTTGAGCGTGGTTTTCTCGGCTGTCATTCTCGGACTTATCGCCGTGAGTCCGGTACAGGCAGAATCCTTTACGGATGCCTGCGGAGGGCCGAATAATTTCGATCCGGCCGTGTGTGAGCGGGTCGATTATCTCGTTACCGAACAGGACGATACGCAGCGCATTCTCTCGTGGACTCTCGGCGTTCTGACCTTCGCGATTACACTGCCCGTTTGGCGGGGAGTTTTCCGTGGGTAAATACATCGCCGAAGGATACGGTTTTGCGCTGACTGTCTACGCTACCGTTTGGGGAATCACTCTCCCCATTAGGTGGGCATTCGACCAGCTCGGTTTCAAACGCAATCACTGAAAGGGGGTGAATTCATTGATCGGTACCGCCGATACGACTCTCACGAGCGCTCTCAGTGACGTGACGGATTACTTCACTGCGAACATTGGTAGCGTCATCACGGCAGTCGTCGGAGTTGTCCTTCTGCTCTGGCTGCTCCGGATCGCATTCCGCTCGTTCGGAGTGCGCCGCCCCTCTTCGGTGGACTAGTTCCTCTGACGGTTTCGGCGGGGATCTGCTCCCTCTCCGCCGATTCCGTGAGATGAAAAGGACACTGATTGCAGCGATCCTTCTCACACTCCTAGCGGCGATTTCCCTGGGGGTCAGTACCGCATCGGCTGGCACGGTTGCGGCCGAGAGCGCGGTTATCGATGACTCGTCCAATTTCTCCCGGATCGAGGGACTGATAGAAACGGGAGCAGGGACGGGATTCGATACGACGGATCTCTACACTGCGGCAGGCGGTACAGGGGGAACGTATCAGCCTGCGCTAGCTAGGCAGGTTGTAGCGGGGATGGTAGAGGCGGAGGACGCAGGCGGAATCGGCGCAGCGATGGGGGCTACAGAATTCCTCCCCCTAGCGCTTACAGGCGTAGGAGCGTCCGTCGGTGCGTTCGCCGTGGGCTGGCAGGTAGGAGGGGCAATAGACCACTGGCTAGGAATTTCCTCCTACTTCGGATCCACCGTGGTAGCGGCGAATAACTACGGGGGCGGTAGCTGGCTGGCAGTTCGCTGCACTAGTTCCACCGTACGCGGATTGGCGAACGGAGCATCGAATACTAATGCCGCTAATGGCTCGGGAATTCGATGGTCGAACGTCTACGGAAGCGTTCACAATGCAGGGCCTACATTCGGGGATCAGGCAGACTGCGCCGATGCCGTTTCGGCGCTACAGCAAACATACCCATTCGTTATATGGATGTTCCTGCCACAAAGGACTACCGGATGCACGGGGACTTGCATCAATGATCCGCAACAGGGAACGTGGGACGAAAATTTCTCATGCGCTGCACCTTGCACGGCAGGCAGTAGTACCGATGCGAATATGCGTGCGTTTATGATGTCGATTGAGGGCACACTAGGATCCACTAACGTTCGCCTGCGCTATCAGTCGGGATCCGACGCGAGTTGTTCTAGCGGTTGCGCTGGCGAAATGTATATGACTCAGGCGCAGATGGATCGTACTCGTTCGGTCACTACCCCGGGAGGGACAACGAATCCGGGGGGTACGATTTTGCAGGCGCACGTCCCGATCCCCGCTACTTCGCCAGGAACCTGCACGTATGGATCCTCGTGCGGGGCGAGCGTTCGCACGGTCATTAAGACCAATACACTCACTAGAAAATGGATCGTCCATGTACTGGATCCGACCACTACTCCGACCGACCCGGCTGCTTCCACGAATTTTACCCCACTGCAACCTCAGCCGAACGAAACGTACACCGATTATCTTACTAGGTTGCAAGCGGCAGGGTACGTGGGGACGGTCACGTTCACCCCTGAGCCGACAACTCTCTCGGGCTACGGGCCGAACGCAGTAACGAGGGTGCAGTACACCGGAACGGATTCGACCGTGCATACTCTGGACCCCTTGCAGTGGCCGACAACCGTTCCGCAAACGAAGACAGATACCGCAATCGTCATCCGATACAACCCATCGACTGCTACGCCTGCCCCCACCGAGACTTCTAGCAACTCATGCGGCGGGGCAGATGATCCATGCTTCACTCAAGACAATACTCCGGATCCTGGTCAGGTCGCCTGCGATACTTGCGCGATTGACTGGACTCCGATCGAGAGTATCAGCGTGGGTACAAAGTTCCCGTTTGGAGTGCCCACCTGGTTCCACGATTTCTTCAACGGGCTTTCGTTCTCGGACTCATGCACTCAGTCACTGGATCTCAACAACGACAATCCGAACGGGAGTGCCCCTATATCCGTTCCGTTCTGTAACGCAGCGTGGGAGGATACCTACCGGCCGATTGTCTTCCCGATTCTCGAAGCGCTTATGACTATCGCAGCGGTCACGTTCCTAGGCGCGAAAATTTTCGGTATCGGGGGTGGGGAGAGCGAATGAGTTGGCTGCTAGGTCACTTCCTGAAATGGATCGAGGAAGGTGTTACCTTCGTTATCAATCTCGCGATCCAGTCGATAGCGGATGCGGCAAATTTCGTCCTTGGCCTACTCCCGAACATCCCGACTGCGCCGACGATCAGCGGAGATATTCTCTCGTGGATCTCATACGGGGAGTATTGGTTTCCGGTGTCGTACCTGATTACCCTCGGAGTCACGATGATTACGCTATACCTTTCATACTACGTAATTTCGATCCCGCTAAGGTGGTTCAAAATTGTACGGGGTTCTGAGTAGAAGATCGATAGCCTGGGGATCTCTTTATGGGATACGCGCAGCGATCTACATTTACATTTTCGGAGGACGACTCACTCCCGACTCCGGGCTATACGCTTCCGGGAGATCGGCGCTCGCTTGGTTCTCTTCTCCTGCATGTTCTCTTGCGGGTCTTCTCTTTGGTTGGCAAGGGGTTTGCGTGGTTGGCATTGTTGGGGCTACTGCACTCGGTTCCATTGTGGCTAGGAATTCTCACGGGACAATGGCTCCTGCGGCGGTTGCTATCCTACCTCCTGGGTGGTATGCAATTCAGCCTGCTAGCGATGCTGCTGCAAGCGCTGCGTGCGCTTGGTCGTATTCTCGTAATTGGAGCCGCTATCACTTGGCGCTACTGGCCGCGATTCACGTTGAAGCCGCCTTGGTCTTACTTGGCTCTCGGATTCTATGGCGCACTCTGGCTATACGCGGAGGTTCTGGCGCTCTCGTCATGGGGGCACTAGCGCAATGGCACCCGACGTTTCATTTCCAGATGAGATACTTCCTTCCCGGTCTAGCAATGTTCGCAATCGAGCGCCGAACATTTTCGCTGCGCTCTTTCTCATTCTCCCGATCCTTGCAATCGCGGTGGGGGTGTATCTAGGTGGCCGCTGACACTTCAAACCATGCGCTCGGCCCGAGCAGTATGCTTCCGCAATTGATCCGGAGTCTGTACGACTCATCTAACGCGATCCTTGCAAACTTCGGGCTTTCGATTATTCGCATAGCGGTTGCCGTGGTCGTACTCGTGATACTGCTCGTTACATGGTCCATCGTCGCATCCCTGCGTAATCGAAAGTCATTCTCCCTACAGGATGAGGAGGTTCCCGATGCCGTCGTTCCTGAAGGCATTGATCGTGTACACGGCGGGGTATTTCGCCCGACGCGCGGCCCGGAAGGGTCTGAGAGGGCTGTAGCATGATCGCGTACGTGACCGGAGTGCTCGGTGCAGGAAAGTCCTACTACGGTGCCCGCAAGATTGCCGATGCTCTGCTCCGAGGGAAGGTCGTAGCAACAAACATGAGACTAGTTCCCGGATGGGAGAAGATCGTACTTTCGCATTCTCCCTATTACCGGAGCAGTAGCAAGAAAGAGAAATATGAACGTGAAATCCTGACCCGCTATGCGTGGGTTCCCGATATCGAGTACCTGGTTTCATCGACCATTCGCGGGAAAGGCGAGAGCCGCGGAGTACGCTTGATCGATGAGGCGCACAACGAGATCAATAACCGTACGTGGTTGGCGGAGAATCAGAAACTTGTTCTCCGTCGTATGGCTCTCGCCCGTAAGCGCGGCTGGGATGACTACATCCTTGCGCAGCATCGTGATAACACCGATGCGGCTCTCCGCAGAATCTCCGGGGTGGAGATCAAGCTAATCAATTGGCGGCAGCTAGTCATCCTTCCATTCTTCCAAACCAAGCTACTTCCGTTTAACCTTTTCCTAGCTATGGCTTTCCCTCTCTCGGGTCAGCGCCATGCTCGAAAGACCAAGGTTCTTTGGCGAGAGTTGTACGGGCTGGGCTGGCAGAAAAACATCTATGACACTTTCGAGGATTTCGACCTTCGTACAATCGAGGATGAGGATCCCCGCGAAATCTACCCCCGCCTGCCGATGTTCGCCGATGGTGGTTTCGACCCTATGGAGTTTTACGCGGCGGAGTCCCTCGGAATCATGCTTAAAGCCTTGCGTTCTCCGGTCGATTCGACTATGATGGGTGAGTCAATCGATCTAGGAGGTTCGGTAATGCCATTCACGAAGTCCACCCCGACCGTCACGGCGAAAGGGATCGAGCGCTCCGACGTGCTCGACCTGCTTACGGCGATCCCGACCTTGGCCGATGGGGAATTTGCGTCGGACGAGGTTGTCTACGAATCTCGCGCGGCTGCGAACGCGCAGGCCGCGAAGTACATCCGTGTAGCTGAGAGCATCGAGGACGTGGCTCTCCGCTCGCGCACCTGGGAAGCCCTCGACGGCTCCGGGTGGCTCTTTGGGATCCGTGCCAAGGACGGCGATCCGGTGGCAGTCGCGATCTCGACAGAACCGGAGCCGGAAGCGGCTCCCACCCCCGCACGGACTCGGGGTGCTCGTCGCAGCGGAGGCAAGTCCGAGTAGTCTCCGTGTCTACACCC